CCATTGATCAGCATAACCGCCTGGTACAAGTGTTGAAAGCTTTCTTCCTGCATAATCCTGTGGTGGATTATCATTTGCAACAACAGCAGCCCTTGATACAGCCCTTGCTGCAACAACAAAAGGCAGTTCATTACTGCCTGGGGCCGGCAGAATAACATTGCCACGGTCAGCAGTTCTTAAATCAGTAACAGCTGTTAATGTGGCAAGTGTTGCTTCATTGGTTCCGGTAAAAACAACAGCAGGTTTTTTTGTTAAAGCACCCCAACGGCCTTCTGACCAAGCTTCATATTTATCAAGTGTTGAATCATCATCATAATTAAAACCGGAAATCAGCATTGTTTCCCAAACATCACCAATTTTATTTAATGCACCATCAACATCTGGATTTGCAGCACCGCTTGCTGCCTGTGTAATTGTAAAAGTAATACCAGCTGCTTCACCTTCAATTTCAATAAAAATATCATTGCCGGTTTCACCTGCCCACTTTGCATCAAAAGGCAAACTTCCAGCAGCAACCACGCCTGGTATAATAGGCATTTCAAGAACGCCTTCAATTGCAGTTTTAACCTTACCAAGTGCATCATCTGCTGTATCATCTTCTTCAATTGCAAATTGTGCGGTTTCAATTTCATTTACTTTTACAGTATATGTTTTTGTTGCCGTCTGAACACCGGCTGCATCAATGGTACCTTCAGCAGCAACACCACCACCGGCATCTTCCAAAGGATAAACCGTAACTGGAACAACGCCGACACCATCACCATTTACAGGAAATAATTCATTGGCAATTCTTTCAATTGGTGAACCATAACCATAAAGATCACCGGCTTCTTTCCTGCTTAAAATCTGCTGCGGATCAAGACTGTATGAAGAAAGGGTATTTCCTTGTGCCACAATTGCAATACGCTGTGGCAAAAAAAGGATATTACCCCCCCTTAAATCTTGAAAGATTGTTTTGATACCAATAACACGCGCAACCGCGCTATTTGGTATAGCTGTACTAACCATAATTAAACCCCCTTTTAAGGTGTTGTATCATATTCAAGTTCAAGTAATACTTTACCGTCTGACTGTCTTTTTACTTCTGTATAAACACCTTCAAGTGTTTCAGGTGTTGCCTGTGGTGAAAATTCATTAAATGAAACATTTAAAACAAATCTTCCTGCAATAACATGTTGAACCGGTAAATCATTTTGCTGTGGTTGAAACATTGTTATTACTGAAGGCCAACGCTGCCAAACCGTACCCCTTAATTGAAGGTATGTATTTATACCAGCCATTAAGATATTTCTGCAGAATTTTAAAACACGCTGAACCCTTAAAGAAGCAAGTTCATCACCCGTATCATATCCACCGGCAACATTATCAGCACTAACAGCAGCTGCATATACATCAATGTTATATGAAGCCTGCATTGCTTGCCGTTCTACTGTACCGCCTTTTGACATATCAAAAGAACCGGTATCAAACCAGATATTAACAAGTGGTGTTTCATCAAAAATAATTCCATCATCATGTACAGATTCAACTAAAGCTTCCCATGGCCTTGACCTTTCAAGGTATGTATTCCAAACCCAATCATTAGGATCTGGAACAGGTTCAGCAACCGCAAGATTATATTGATTCTGCTGTTCAGCTGCAATAATTCCTGCTATCTGATCACGCACAATTTCAAAGTTATCTTGCTTATTAATTAATGTATCAATTAATGCAACCATAATTAACTTTCTTTATATGCTTCAACAACACAAGTAATTACACCAAGTGTTCTATCTGGCATTGCCTGCCTGACAATAAAAACATATGAAGTTGCTGCTAAATCGTTGAAGGTAAATTTCCATGGCTTTTTGGTTTTGTCAGCCTGACCACGCGGTAAACCCGAAAGACCGCCAGCAACAATTGAACTAATGCGCAAAACAACATGAGCAATACGGCCTGAAACAGCTAAACCGGTATTAGGATCAATTGTCATTCCAATATCACCTGAATTACCGATTAAATCAGCTGTATTTCCATCAGGATCTTCAACCGTTATAGGCCAGTTAAAGCCATTAACATCATCTTCAAGAGTTATTGAAAGATCCTGTTCTGCTATTTCGCGCAAGTTCATTGTTTATTATTTTCCGTTTTTAATTGCTTTTTTTGCAGCAGCTGAAGCTTTTTCAGATGCTTTTGAAGCATCCTGAACGCCTTCTTCAGCAGCATCAACAGCTTCCTGAAGTTCTTTCAGTTTGTCTTCATCAAGTTCTGCTGCTTGTCCATCTTCAAGTGCTTTTTGTGCCGATTCAAAAGCTTCAAAAGCAGCATTATATTTTTCTTCAGCTTCTTTTGCAGCCTTAACAAGTTCTTTGGTTGTATCTTTTTCAGCATCAACCAAAATAATTACCTTGTCTTTTTTCAGCTTTTCAAAAAGTTTTTTCTGTTCTTTTTTCACATCTTCATCATTTGCACCTTTAACAGAAAGATCTTCTTCTTTAATCCGCGCGCCTGCATGAGCCATACCGCGAATTGTTAAAACACTTGAAGTTGGTGCCACAATTGCCATTTTCGATTTTGCCATAATATTATTCCTTTTCAATTTGATTTTTATTTTATAGTTTTGTCACAACTTTTTTAAAATTAAATTAAGTTGTAACTACTGAATAAGCATCAATCTGTGTTGGAATACATAAAGGCGCGGACCTGGTACCAGCTTCAACACAATTAATTTTATCATCAAGATAAGTATACGGATGAAAATCAGTTGCAACATTTGCCGGTACACCGCTTAAACCAATAGCCTGAAGCCTTGGATCAACACGCCTTATAATATCAGGCACACCTGCATAAACAAGATCAAATCTTGCTTTTGAACTGGTAACAAGAACTTTATCTGTAGGAACATAAGGAACAAGTGTTCCTTCATTCGGCAGACTGTAACCCATAGGAACATAATAAAATTGTGGGTATGTCCAAAGCTGCATATTATACGCGCCAACAGTAAGCTGACCATGGAAAGCTGCACCATCAACATTTATTGAAGGTGGCATAATATCCATAATATTGATACGTCTGAAATTTGCAGAATCTTTTACTTGTGCAGTTGCAAAAAATTCCTGCAACGCCTGTTCACCCATGACAATAATATCAGAATCAACTTTTCCATCTTTGCGGTTTACTTCAGCAGCACCGGCAAGATCATCAAGCGGTAAGGCATTATCCGAATCACTCCAAACAGTAGCTGCATTTATTTGATGTGTTGCCTTTTGCTTAAAATCAATTGTATCATTATTAAGTAAAACAACCGTACCAGTAAAAAACATATCTGAAGCTTGTTTTTCAATTGCGCGCAAAATTATTTCCTGATTTTCAACTTGATCATCAGTAATAATTGCAATTGCCTGGGCAATATATTCATCAGTATCATATTCCGTTCTTCCTGGCATTCTTTCATTCAGTTCTTCTTCAAACAAAGAAGTATATTCATCATACATAGGTGGAATATATTCTTTTGTGGTAAATCGTTTGTTGATATTCAGCCGACCACCTGAACCGCGTATTACATCAACAGCAATCATTTCTTCATTTCGTTTTACATCAATTACAACCTTTCTTGATTTAAACTTGTTTTGTTCAGGTGACTGAAAAAAACCAGTTAAAAACATTGAAGGTGATTTTTTCTGCTTAAATGCTCTAAGCATTGTTTTTTTACCAAGTTCTGTTGCCATTTTGTTAACTCCTTTTCATTTAAAAATATTATTGATTGTCAAATTCATCTATTTGAACAACTGGCCTTAAATAAATTCCATACTTTCTTAATTGAACCCTGTAACTATCTTCTGAACCGGCTGGAATAGTATCAAGCGTATCAGCAGGGTTTTCAAAATTTATTAATTCATCTGGACCTTCACCGCCGATTAAACACAAAAATTTTTCTGCACCTGGCATTACAATATCAAGTCTGCATTCAAGCGCAATTGCTTTTGCATTTGCGGTATCAGGATTTGATGAATTTGTTGGACAATAAGCACCTGTACTTTTATTAAACGCTAAAACACCACCAAATATAATACCTGTTGGTGCCATACAATTTAATGTTAACATTGCACTAATTGGATTAAAAACAGGAAGCCAAAGCTCAACAGAAGTATTTATTTCTATATTATCAGCCATTAAAACAAAATTCCTTAAATCTTACTGATTATCAAGATTGTCAATCCGTACACCATCACGCGCAACAATACCATAGGCGCGAAGCTGAACACGAAAAGAATCATTAGCACCAGCAGGAATTGTTTCAAGAGTATCAGCACCTTCAAACACAAGAACGCCTGAATTTATTTCACCACCAAGCAATGCCCTTGTTTTTTTGGTACCGGCACCTGTAAATTCATGTTCTTCTTTCAAGATTGCTTTTGCATTTGCAACTGCAGCTGTTCCGCTTGCCGTTTTTTTATAAGTTCCTGTTGTGGCATCAAATGCAAGAACCTGGTTTGTTTCAAAGGTAGTTGCACCGGCTGCTTCAATGGTAATATCATCCCAAATAGGGTTGAACACTTCAAGTTTTAGTGTATCATTGTTTGTTACTTCCATTTTATCTTATCCCCCTTATCATTTATTTTTGAAAGGCATTAAGCCGTTTTAGTTTGGCCTTTCTTTTTACTGTAAGAAAGAACCTTATCAACCATGGTATCAACTGAAGTTTCTTCATCACCGGTTGCTGTATCTTCGGTATCATTTTCTTCAGCATTATCACCTGCCTGATCATCAAGTTCTTTATGCTTCATAGCATATGACATATATTCAGCCTGAACAGATTGATCAGAAAGGGGTGTTCCATTAACAATACAATCAAGCGCAAATACAAGCGCGCCTGAACCTTCAGCCATTTTCAAGTGCGCTTCCACTCGGTCACGTTCCTGTTTAACACCGGCTTCAATACCTTTATTGACAGCTTCCTGTGTTATCTGGTTGTGAAGTTCTGGATGTTCACTTTTTAAAGTTTGTAAATCCATTTTTTTACCTTCTCCTTTTTTTTGTTTTTGGTTTTTGTCAACATACTTCCTTAAAGTAACCCTGATTCTATCCTGTTCTGAAGCAGGAATTCCTTTTGTTTGCGGTAGTCTTGCCAAAGCATTTCTGACCGCCCTTATATTTATAACCTTATTGCCATTTTTTACTGTGGCAATCTGGAGCTTATAACCACCAAAAAGATCTTTCTGTTTTGTATCGTACCATGAAAAATAATCTCTATATTGTTTTGTTTTAGATCCAGAATTATCTGGTTTGTCAGTGCTGCCTGTGTGCTTTCTAACAACCTTATCAGCTGCTGCCTGATCCCAAGTTTCATCAATAATTTCTGCTTGATCATCAAAACCGGTTACAACAGCAAGAAATTCATCTAAATTACCAGAATCTTCAACTGTAATTTTATAAGCACCTGAAGCACCATCACCGCCTGGATTTAAAACAGTAAACTGTTCAATACCATCAATCATACCGGCTTTTAATGCATCTTCAGCAATAACAACACCGCCTTCACCAAAATCATTATTTACCCTGTTAGTTGAAAAAGTTTCACCGGTTGCTTTTGTTCTTCCATTTGCAACAAGGCCAGCAAACTTTTCATGAAGTTTATCAAGTTGCGCTTTAACAACATTTTCACCTTTTTTTGTGGAAACATCAGGTGCTTTTTTTGGTGCATCTGTTGATGTAATCATTTTAATCTCATCATCAACAAAAAATTGCTGAACAATACCAATTGAACCGACTTGTGCAGCATCATTATTTAAAATTATTTTATCAGCCTGACTTGCTAAAGCATAAGCAGCTGAATATGCATATTCATTAACCATTGCAGTAACCGGTTTTTTTGCATCAGCAATTATTTTTGCTGTGTCAAATAAGCCTGCAACTTGTCCACCTGGACTTGTAATATTAAGAACTATTTCTTTAACTTCTTCATCTTCATCTGCCTGAACAACAGCATTTCTAATACCCTGATAAATACGATTACCACCGCCAAAAAGAAAAGCTGCAAAGTTTGGCCTGTTTGTTAAAACACCGGTAATATCAATTTCTGCTTTACCATCAATTAAATTATATGGTTTTTCTTCAGATTTTTCTTCAATTGTTGATATAAAAAAAGCATGTAAATCTTCATTTGATAATTGTTCAGCCTTATCAAAATTATTAATAATAAACTCCAAAGTAAATTTTTCAATAAGCCAATTTTCCATTTTATTTTTCCTTAGTTTATTGTTAAATCTTCACTGATTTTATTTGCAGAAATTTGTTCAATTATTGGTGTTAAAAGTTCAATTAAATTATCAATGTTGGCAAGTTCTGTTGAAGAAGGTGAATCTGGTTTTATTAAACCGGCATCAACAAGCGGTTGATATGCTTCAGCAAGTTGTTGTGCCTCTTTTTTAATCCTTCTAACATTTTGTGAAAACTTTGTTCCTGTAAGTTCTTTTGCTGATCTATCGTTTGTTATCCATGCATGTTTGGTCATTCGTTCATAGGCTTTTGCTTCTTTATCGCGGTCAACACTTGGTTTAATCGCGCCAGCCCAATCTGATTGAATCCAAGCACCATAAACAAGAAAAAGATTTTTATCGCGCCATGCCTGAAGAAAACCGGCTGCTTCTATCCGGTCAGTAAGAACCATATTAATTAACCATTCATTATAAACAGGCTTACAAAAATCAATTGAAAAATCACTTCTTATTCTATCAAGATAAATTTTAAATTCATTAATTGCAGCCCTACTTGCTGAATAATTATTACTGAAATGAAGCATTAAAATTTCAGGCGGTATTTCATTACACCAAGCAATACCTGAAAGAATAGCATGTTCAAAATTACCAAAGTTTATATTTGGCCTTTTTGTATCAAAAGATTTTGGTTCTTCACCAACCTGCAGTTCATCAAGAATAATTCCTGGCACATAACCGGCTTGTGTAATTCTTTTTTCAGTTCCATCATTATTTGTTTTTGTAGTGCTTTTTTTCCTTACACCTGCACCGGTCATTGGCCTTGATCCAACTTTATCCTTTGATTTAGAAATAAACATTGGAAGTATTGAATTAATAACTGCAGCGCGCTGTTCAGAATCTTTATATCTGTCAATTTCTTTCAATGATTGTAATACAGCAGCTAAAAGTGGAATTCCACGAATTTCATCAACTCTTTTTCTACTTCCATATACCATAAAAGAAATTAATCTTTTTGATTTTTCACCGCGAACAGGTACCCTTTTAAAAGATCCGTTTGCCTGTAAAATATAATAAGCAATATGTCTTTTATTTGAATCAAGTTCAACACCATGAATAATTTTATTACCACGCGCCAAAGCTTTTTTGATAAAATTTTGATCTGAAGGATTTTGAATATTAGAACCGTCAATTATTTCTACAATTGGAAGCCTTGTTAATGTTGATTGCCTTAAAACAATAACACAATCACCTGAAAGAAGTGAAGTTAATCTTACCAAAGCCTGAAGTTGTCCAAATGTGTTTAACTGGTTCCAATCACAAATTTCTTTCATTGAACCCCATATTCTAAATTTATTTTCTGTTGATTCAGACCAATCATTTAAAAAATCATCATCTAAATTTAGAACATCACCTTCTGGAATTGCTTCAAGACTTAAACCGGTGTTAATTTCATTTGTTAAAAGCCGGTTTAATAAACCTTTTGCATAAATATTATCAGTGTAAAGCTGTACTGATCTTTTTCTTAGTGTCCAGTAATCAGCAAAATATTCTTTTGTAGCACCAAAACCATCTGGAAATTTATCACCGGTAAAAAACTGACTTATCAAATCATAACCATAATGTGAATCAATACCAGAATAAACAGCATAATCACTTTCAATATCTAATGGTTCAGATTCAAAAAATGTATCATAAACTTTTTGACCAATATTTTGTAAAATATTTTTCTTTTTTTGGTTTACCATGCTGGACTTCCAATAATTGAATTATTGCCATTTAAGCGCGCCTGGAAAATATCCAAGCGATTATATAAAGAATCTAATTGATCTTGAAGGTTAATAAGATCTTGTCTTGAAACATCTTGAACGGTTTGACCGGTATCTAATTTATATTTTTTGGTAGGGTTTGTGATAAGAAAATCAATTGCATCTTCATAAAGGTTAATGGTTACTTTAATCTTTTCAATCTTATCCGTTAAAAATTCAGAATCCATTTTTCCATATCTTTTGAAGGTTAAAATTTAAAGTGAATATTTTCTTTTTACACTTTATATTATATATGTCAAGTAAAAAATATCAACCGGTGGTAAAATATGGTTCTTCTTCTTCAACCCATTGCCAGAAATCAATATAATTAATACCATCAAAATCAAATATTTCAAGGCATACATAATATATAATAATATCAAGTGCAGCCATATTATAAACCCTGCAATCAAAAGCATGATTTGGTTTACCTGGTATTTTTACCCAATAATAACCAATAATTTTATTTGTTTTTCTACTCTTGACCGTTTGTTTATATTCAGATTCATAATGTCTAAAATAATCATCAGAATAATCTTCTGGAAAGTTTGGATATCCTAAAGGCTGCAGCTTTCCTTCATTCCAATCACGCCTGAAAAATGAAGATAATCTATCTTTATAAACTGTAACATTAAGATTAAAAGCAGGTGTTCCAGCCTTACTTGTATATTCGGAAAATTCTCTTAACTTTGCAGTTTTTGGTGGCGTATCGCGCCCCATTATCGGAAAAACGCCGTTTTCATATTCACCTGCAAATTGATAAACAGTATCTGTTCTATATCTTGCATCAATTAATGTTAACTGGATCTGATAACGCTTTCCATCATCAGCAACCCATATTTCATTTTCAATCATTTCACGCATTTTTTGCCAAGGTGAATCTTCTGAATATAAATCTTCAGTATCACCTTCATAATGACGCCAATCAATAGAATAAGATTTTGTATATTTACACCAACCAATTATTTCAACATCAATTCTTTCTTTATGAACATCAGCTGAAGCTGTTAATAAATGTATAATACTACCTGCTTCTTTAACAGCATATTTATTTGGAATTTCATTTTTACTATAAATAGCGCGCCGGTGTTGTATAACCCTTTCATAAGCAGGCATTTCACCTTTTTCTTCATATGGCATACCTAAAACTTCATTCCAGAATGTTCTATATGAAGAAATATCTTTTACCCTGTCACCAACAACATCCCAAGCATCCATATAATCATAAACAACTTGAAGCCATGAATACATTCCAACAGGACTATATAAAGAATTTAAATGATAACTTCTATAATTTTTTTCCTTTGGTGTTGCTGTAGGTACCCATTTACCTTTAATTAAAAAATCAGTTTTATCATGATTGTAAAATTGATCATCACAGTGTTTGCATTGATACCTAACAGAATCTTCAATTAAATTATTTTTTTCATCAAGATCAAAAATAATACCATATCTTTTACCGCTTTTAGTTTCACCCCTGAATTCCAAAATTTGATATTTACCGCAATGTGGGCAAGGTATATTATAATACCTTTGATCACCTTTTTTAAATTCTTTGTAAATTTTTGAAGTTTGTAAAACAAGTGGTGTACTTATATATAAAATACTTCTTGTATCACCAAAACCTTTTGTTGCACGTTCAGCAACCTTTATTGGATCACCGGCATCACCAAGCGTATCTGGCATTGAATCAAGTTCATCCATTCTTAGTTTTCTAACTGTCATAGATTTTAACCGGCCTGGATTTTGCGCGCCAACAGCCAATAAAAAACCACCTGGAAAATCTTTCTTGGTGCTTGTATTTCCGGTTTTTCTGCTTTTTTCGTCTGCTGGCCTTATCTTATCCTGAAGATTACAAGATTGAAGCATTCTATCAATTTTAACTTCAATTGATAATTTTGTAAGCTGCTTATCAGCTGACACATACATATAACCACAAGGATCTTCTTCAATAGTGTATCCAAAATCATTTTCAAGAACGCCGGTTGTAGCTCCAATTTGTGAACCCTTCATAAATGCAGCTTTCTGAACATCACTTTGCACTGAAAAGCAATCCATTATTTCAACAAGGTATGGTGTAAATGTGTTATCCCAAAAACCTGGCTTTTTTGTTAATTCAGGCGGTAAGTATCTTCTGTTTTCACACCATTCAGATACAAGTCTTGAAATACGTTCATCAGTAAGATTTTCTATTTGGGATTGAATCCAAGTATAATCTAATGGATCAACAAGAATAGGTTCTTTAAATATGTCTAATTGTGCCTGCATTTATTAAGAATTAAACCCAACTTCAATATATTTACCAAGATAAGGCAAATAAACACTACCTGAAAAATCATCACCTGCATCTGTTGCTGCTTTTTGATCAATATATTCAAATGCAAATAAATCAGAATCACAAGATTGTTTAACACCTTTAGGATCATCAATAATACCTTTTAAAAACCAATGACCAACATCACCTTCAAACATATTTTTTATTTCATTAAAAATTACATCAAATTGAAAAATTTTTGCACATTTTCTTATATCCATATATGATCTGCAATTATTTTGATTTGATGATATTTTATCAAACATTATACATTTATTTATTACACATTTTTCCATACCACCACCTTTATTTTAAAAGTTCAGCTGTGTTTTTAAAAATCTGACATAATTGATCATTAATTTCAAAACGTGTTTGATTTATTTCTATACTTTTAAATATATCACCGTCTTTATGTCTTAGTGTTGCAGCTTTCCAATCAAGAAACATTTCAACAATATCAATCAAATTCATATCTTCAATTTCATTTTTGAAAAATTCAGGGTGATGACGGTTATTTTTTTGATGGTGATCAATAGCAGGTTTCATTTGTTCAAGCATATCACGGTATTCATCACTTCCATATGTTACGCTTGAAAGTTTTGGTGTCCATTCATCAAAAATTGGTTTTTCTGGATCTTCAAGCTTTGATTTGTCATGCTTAACACCCCTGATACTTAACAGGCTGCAGAAAAGAAATATTAATTCTCTGACATTATAAATATGTTCCCTTGTTTCAAATTTACTATCATAATTTTCTTTCATATTACCCCCTATTTTCTTTTAAATATTCATTCCAATATTCATCAAAACATTGTGGACAAAGAATAACCCATTTATTATCAATTGAAACTTCTTCAGCTTCTTCAATCGCTTCATTAATAAATCTATTACACTTTTCACAGTTCATTTTTTTACCACCGCGCCCCCGCCACACCTTTTGACTTTGCTATCAATAATATAATTTTTAAAAACCATCTTCAGCGGTTTTAATTCTTTTAAGGACTTCTTTTTTACAATCTTTCAAAATTTTACTTTGGTTTATTCGGATCAGTTCAGAAACTTTGAATTTTAAGTTTTCAGAACCGGATTTTACCAAGGAAATCAGCTGTGAAGAAATTGCATCTGGCATTTCATTTAATAATCTTTTAAAGGCCAGATCTAAAATTGCAAAAGTTGCGGTTTCAGATGATACCCTTTTTACCAATTCATTTCTTTTTTGCTGTGTCATTAGCTCTTTATTTTTGTATTCAGCAAAAACTTTTAATGAATCTATGTAAGATTTGAACCCCTGAATACCACCAAACCGAATTGCAACTTCTTTGATTGTCATATTTTCAAGATCTTTATTTTCAATATTCAACAGGTTTTGGTCTGGATGCTGTCCAGAATCACCATTATTTTTATTTTTTAATTCTGGTTCCGGTTTATCCACCGGCTGAAAATTTATCTTTTCTTTCTTATCAGGACCGGTTTTTTTATTAGTTTTGTCAATTTCAGCTTTTTCAATGTAAACTTTTGCTGCAGGGTGATGAATATTTATTTTTTTTCCAGCCAATGCAGGATATAAAGGCGCGCCTGGTTTGGTTGCATTTGTGATTGCAGTTCTTGATCTACCTGTTTTTCTTGCAAATTCTGACTTTGAAATAAAACTATCTTCTTGTTGCAACATGTGAACCTTTACATTTAAACCTGTTTGTTAACCATTTTGTAAACTTGAAAAAAAAATAAAAAACTGCTCCTGACCCTTGCTGAAGCGGAAACAAAAC